TCAAATTGATGGAAATTCAAACCGTGCAACGATGCGCCGCGTCCAGGGCGCCGACAGCGGGCTTTCAACCACACCGTGGCGCGCATAGGCATGAATGAACGCCGCCTGCGGTGCGATTTCGGATGCGATCCCCAGATGTTTTGCAACCATGCCCGCACTCATGCGAAATAACAGCACATCCCCGCGCGCTGCTGAATCCAGCGGCTTTTCGCGCAAATGCCGGCGCGCGGCCTGCCACAAACGCTCGTCCCCGCCCGGCTCGGACCAGTCAGGCGTATAGGCAGGCACCGTCTCTGGCTCGTGGCCGTAAACCTCACGCCAAACGCCCCGGAGCAGTCCCAAGCAATCCGCCCCCGCCCCCCGGCACGATGCCTGATGCATATAGCCGGTCCCGATCCATCCCCGCGCCGCCGCTATGATACGGTCCACAGGCGCGCTCACTTCAATAGACTCCCGCCGGTGTTCAGACCCGATTTCACCGGATAGGACATCGCCCAATCCTCCCCCGGAATATGCGGAAAACCGCGAAAATTCAGGAAGTTGTGAAACTTCAGCCGGCAGGTCTCTGGCCGCTTGTCGCACCCCGCCTCAAGGCGCAGCGCATCCCCCTGGGCGGGCACAACCGGCAGCGCCTGCCACAGTTCGACCACCCGCAACGTGCCCTCAAAACGGTCACGCCGAACCATCCCAGACAGGCCCTTGGCCGCCCCGCTCATCACCCGCAGAACGCCCGCCTCGAACCAGCGCTCTTCGTATCCGGCCATATCGGCCAGCTCGAAACGTCGCCCGTCCTCGCCGCGGCCCTGCTTGAACTCGGCAAAATAGCCCGCACGCGACAGATTAAACCCGCAGGCCTGATCCCCAAGGACCGCGCTGCAATTCCGGTGATAGGCGCGCCCGTGCGGCCTGTTCAGCGCCTCGCTCAGCCCGCGCAGTTCCGCCTCAAAAACACCCCCCTTGCGCCGGATCTCGCCGAGCGTTCCGCGAAACTGCATCACCCGTTGCGCCGGCGCCTGCCAGTTTACAAGCCAGATCAGAACCTCGGCCCCGTCGTAGCGCCCGGCCGCAATATCCGCATCAGTCAGCCCCAGATCGCTCAGCGCGCCCACTGCCTGGCTGTTGTCCACACTCAACCCCGCGCTCTGCTGCAACGCCGAGGCATCCATCCCCGAGCTTGCCCGAAACACCACACCGCCAAACGCCAGATCCCGGTCGTGATCTGTAAACCCCTGCACAAGGCCATCGGCGCGTGTCACCTGCCAGCAGCGCGCCAACGTCGTCGCCCCGCTCTCCAAATGGGCCTGAAACTCTGCATCGAGAACCCGCATCAGACCCGCACCTCGACCACCGGCACCGCCGGGATTTCCCCGGCTGAAAACCCCTGCAAACTCATCTCCAGCTTGTCGGTGTCAAACCGTACCGGCACGTCAAACACGAACCCCGCGGTGATCTCGGCCCCGCTCGCCGGAGCGTCCACGAAATTCACGAAACCGCTGGTCTCATCGACCTTGAAATGCACGCCCTCCACCAGATGATCCGCCGCAACCGCAATCAGGATGCTGCCCGCGACCGGCTTTGAAATCGGCCGTGCGTAAGCCGCCCCGCCCGAGCGATACGTCTTGACCAGTTGAAAGGATTTGCTGGTCCCATCGCCATGCCCGATCAACTGATCTCCATGTGCGGGCGCGCGCGACGGCGCACAGGATTTGTAATCGGTCCAGTCCTTCCAGCGAAACCCGTAAAGCTGGCCGTGACGGGCCTCGAAAAATGCAATCAGCGTCTCGATATCGTCCAGGCTGCGCATCCCGACCCCCGCATCATAACGCCGGCGACTGTCCGCCCAGGGGCTGTTGCGCTCTTCAAAACCGTTGGCCAGCGTTACGATCTCGCAGCGCCGCTCGGGGCCGCCGGTCGAGCCAAAGCTCAGGTTCGCCGGAAACCTTATCTCGTGAAAATTCATACCCTTACCCCCTAATTATTACGCGAACCGCGCGCGATCGCGCGCTTCATCGCCGCCGCGATCTGGCTTTGCGAGCGGGCAAAACCGCCGACATCGGGCGTCGCGATATTCATCGTNACATTGACCGCNCGCCCCACCCCGCCTGCGCGCACGCCCAGCTTGCCGCCGGGGCCACGCGCCAGCGGCATGATCGCCTCCGCCCCCGCCTCGCCCATCAGCCCCATCCCGCCGCCGCGCATCGGAAAATGTGTCGCCTGCGAAATCACCCCGCCGTGGGCAAATGGCGTTACCCGCCCGGCCGAAAACGCGGCCCCGTCCTGAAACGGCAAGGCCCCGCCCACCAGCGAGCGCACGCCTGTCGCCAGCGCACTGCCCAACGCGTTCTGCACCGGCTTCAACGCTTGGCTCAGCGCCGCATTGACCATACCGCGCCCCAGCGTACGCAACGTATCCGACAGCCGCGCGCCATCGAAAACCAGCCCGTCGAACGCCCGGCGCAACCCCGAGCCGATCGCCCGCGACAGCCCATCCACCTGCTGGCCCGCCGCACTCATGGTCCCTTGCATTGCCTGCAATTCGCCCTTGAACGCCTGCGAGAACGTCTGCGCCCCCCCGATCGAGGCCTCCAACTCGGCAATCTGCGCATCCAGCGCCCCAATCTGTGCCCCGGTTTGTGATCCTGTCGTCGTCATGACCGCTCCTTATTCCTCCTCTTTGGGTGCTGGCGCGTCGGGAAAGTCACGTAACAACGCATCCAGACGCGCCCGGTTCAATGCCGCCTGCGCGCCCGCTTCGATCCCCAGCATCAGCATCAATTCACTCGGCGTCAGCGCCCAGAACTCCGCCGGACGCAACCCCAGCCCGCGCAGCCCTGCGCGCAACAGCGCCGGCCAGTCAAAGCCGCTCAACCCGGCGCCTCGCCCGCCGCATCAGGCAGCGCAAAGGACAGCGCCAGCAGCCGCGCACCAGTCCGCGCCGCGCCCACCGGCCCGCCGTCGATTCTTGCCCCGCGCAGATCGGCAATCGAACCCGACCAGCCGCCGCCCTTCAGCCCCGCAAACAGCAGCGCCAAAAGGTCGCGCGTGCTGAATTCGCCGCTCTCGAAACGTTCGACCAGCCCCGGGATCGAGCGCACCTCCAGCGCCTCCTCCAACTCCACCAGCACCCCGAGGGTCAGACGCAACACGCGCGCCTGACCGTCGAGAACCAGCTCCACCTCGCCTCGATACGGGTTCGCCATCAGATCACCGTGAAGGTCAGCGCACCGGCCGATTCCATCGACAGATCATAGGTTGCCTCGCCATCGTGGCTGCCNGCATATTCAATCGCGCTGATCTGGAACGGCCCCTCGATAATGCCGAAATTCGGGATGATCACCTGAAACGCCGGCAATTCCCCGTTAAAGAAAATCGCCCGTGCCCGCTCGTCTGTTGCCGCATCGCGAAACACGCCCGCACCGCTGATCGCCGCCGATTTGACGCCGGCACCCCCCAGCAATTCACGCCAGCCCCCGGTACTTTCCAGCGTCGTCACATCCACCGTCGCGGCGTTGAACGTGATCCGCGTCGCCCGCAGCCCCGCCAATGTCTCGAACGCTCCCGATCCGGTCAGATCGACCTTGATCAGCAAATCCTTGCCTTTTTGGGCAACCATGTTTTTTCCTTTCAAACAATTCGTTAAATATCTTCAACGCGCGCGCGAAACCGCAGGTCTATCCTGCGTCCATCCGGCGCCTTGCCACGGCGGGCCCGCGCGCTCAGGAAATCGAGCGTCACCAGATGTCCCCTGCTCAGCACCAGCGGCGCGTCCACCANCGCNTCATTCACCGCCACCGCNACCTCTTTTGCGGCGCTGAAACCGGATGCATCCGAAAACACGCTGACCGTAAAGTCGTGCACGGCCCCATTGGCCGAACTGTTCGACCAGGCGCGCACGTCCTCTTCCCCCAGCACCACGTAGGTCAGCGGCAGGCTGCCCGTCGGAACCGCATCGAACACATCCGCCCCGACCAGCGCCTGCACCCCCGCATCCGTGGACACGCGCCCGAAAACCGCCGCCTGCAACGCCGCTGAAACCGCGTAGCTCATGCCGGAACCTCCTCTTTGCAAAAGCACTGCAAATACAGACCATCACGCCCAAAATCAGCGACCGCCTTGATCAACAGCCGCCGCGCCCCGTCGGAAAACCGCTGCCCGGCCCGGGGGCGCGACGGTGCCCCACTGGGGGCGGCCCGCACGATCACCCGGTACGGGACATAAGACAGCGTTGCGGCGGCGCCCGCCCGCTCGCGGCCAAAACCGGCGCGAATATCGGCCCAAACCGTGCCCAGCGCCGCCCAATTTTCGACATAGCCGCCTGCATTGTCGGGCTGGCGCGTCACCGCCTCCAACACCAGCTTGCGATAAAGCAATACCCCGCCCGCGCTCATACCCCGCCCCCAAGAACGCGCACATTGCGGTAGGTCTCGATGAGGGCCATGACGCCAAAGGGCATCAGATCGGCGCGGCTGCCCTCGCCCCGCCGGTTGGCATAATAATGCGCTGCCAGCAAAAATACCGCCTGCGCCAGATCGACGGGCACGTCGGCCCAGGTCGGCCCAAACCCCGCCTCGAATTCAACCTCGGCAAATCCACCGGCCGGGATGGCTGGCAACGCGCCGCTCAGCGCCACGAGGCGCGGCTGCTGGCTATCCTTTTCCAGCACATAGCCCGCCGGATCGCTCAGCGTCGCATTCCCGGCCCGGTCGCTCAGCTTCACCGCCGTGATTACCTGCACCGGCGCCACCGGCAAGCCTTGCGCATCGGGCAGGCGCCAGGCCGTCACCTGCCAGGAAAACTTGCGCCTGATCAACGCCTTGCCAATCCGTGCCTCGATAGCCGCAAGACTTGCGTGCAAATAGGCCTCCAGCACCGCATTTTGCGATCCGTCATCGGCAAATCCGGTCCCCAGATGCAGATGATCCGCAAATTCGGCCACCGGCAGCACCGCGCTTGGCACTGTCGTCAGTTCCACCAACATCATCAAAAACCTCCAAAATCACCCCGCCCTAAAATCGCGCCAAAATCGCGCGCGCGCCTGCATTGCTCGGACGGAGGGGGAGCAGCTGGACAACACAGACGCGCACGCGAAAACACCCGCCGCCCTTCAAAAAGGCCGGCGGATGATCCCGTCAAACCGGTGGATTGCCCCTTAGCTCAACGAGAATTTCAGCAGTTTGATCGCGGCAAAGTCGCTGACATCGCCGCCCACCCGCTTGGTTGCATAAAACAGCACATTCGGCTTGGCGCTGAACGGATCGCGCAGGATGCGCAGATCGGGCCGCTCGGCCACAGTATAACCGGCCCCGAAATCGCCAAAGGCAATCGCGGTTGCATTCAGCGCGATGTCGGGCATGTCCTCGGCGATCAGAACGGGATAGCCCATCAGACGCGCGGGCTCGCTTGCGCTCAGGCCGTCCGACCATAGGAAGCGCCCGTCCACATCCTTCATCTTGCGCACCGCACCGGCGGTCTTGCTGTTCATCACAAAGGTTGCATTGGCGCGATACCGCGCCCCCAGCGCATAGACCAGATCCACAATCGCATCGGCCTGGTTGGTGGCGTTGAAATCGCCCGCCGCCCCGGTCGCCACATAGCCAAGATTGCCCCAGGCCCACAGGTTGTCGGCCACCGCCGCGTAGTTCAAAAAGCCGGTCGGCTTGTCGATCCCGTCACCCGAAACAAACGCCGCCCCTTCCGAGCGGGCAAACTTGTCCGCGATTCGCGCGGCCAGCCATTCCTCGACGTTGAAGGCACTGTCATCCAGCAGGCGCTGGCTGGCCTTGGGCAGGGCGCTGAGCTCGTGCAGCGGGATCGAGATGCGGTCGACCAGAGGCGTTCCGGTCTCAACCGTCGCCACGGTCTCGTTGGCCCAACCCGCCCCGATATCGGTGTGGTCGATCAGCACATCAAAAGCGGTTGCCTCGACCTGCACAACGTTGGAAATCGCCCGGATGGACGAAGCATTACGCAGCACCCCGGCAATCGTCTCGGCCGTCGCCGGGTCCACCAGATAACCGCCATCGGCCGCCACCGCCGTCGACAGCGCCTTTTCCTCCAGTTGCAGCCCGCGCAGCCCGTCGTCGTCGCCACTGCGCAGATAGGCGGCAAACGCCTTCTTGTGCGGCGCATCGATCTCGACCCCTTGGCTCAGGACGGGACGGCGGGCGGTGGTCATCTGTTTGCGGTCAATCATGGTCAAACGGTCTTCCTGTTTTTGAATTCTCGCCGCAATATCGGCTTGAAAGCTGTTGAAATCACTTAAAAAACCTGCCAGCGCGGTTTTCACCTCGGTGGCAGGGGACGCGGCAGCCTGCTGCCGCACCCCGGTATCGGTCTTGCTCATCACTTAATCCTGTCTTGATCAAACGAATGCTGGCGAAACTCTGCCAGCTCGGCGCGGGCATCCATAAAAGCCCCCGCCAGCTCACGCGCCAGATCATCGGTCACAGGGCTCGCCCCGGCCTTGATCCGCGCCTCCTGAAGCATCGGAAAGGTCACCAGCGACACCTCCCACAGCTCCAGCTCATGCAAGAGCCGCTGGCCCTTCGCATTCTTCTCGGCCCTCAGCGTGCGATAACCGATTGACAGGCCGTCAATCGCCCCCGCCCCGATCAGCGCCATCGCCTCGGCACCCTTTTGCACGTCGCCCAGGATACGCCCCTTCACGAACAGGCCGCGCGCGTCCTCGTGCACGTCCTGCCATAACCCGATCGGTTGCGCCGCATCATGCTGCCAGAGCATCTTGACGCCGCCGCCCTGGGCCCGTAGCCGCGCCAACGAGGCCGCATAGGCCCCCTTCTGCACCACGTCACCGCCCTGATCCGCCACCCCGAAAAGCGAGGCATAGCCCTTGATCGCCCCATCGCTTTCAACCGTGACCCCAGAATCGAAACGGCAGAACTTGGTTTCTAGTTCCGCCGCAACACTTTCATCCAACATATTGATTTTCCTCACTTTGGTGACATGCTCATCAGCGCCAGAATGCCCTGCGACAACAGGAATCCCAACACGCCATAAACCGCCAGCCACAACCGGCGCTCCAGACGTTCAAGCATTGCTTCTATGGAATTCAAGCGCCGTTCCAGCCCGTTCCAGCGTTCCTCGGTGACGCGCTCATGCGCTTCCAGCCGCGCCGAAGCCGCATCGAAAGGCTCGTATAAAAAGCGCGAGCCGCCCCCGCGCACCCGCTCACTCATCGGCCTCTTTCGGCAGGCCGAGCAACGCACGCTTTTGCGCGTCAGTCAGAAAGCCGGCCTCTGAAATGCGCCGCCAGCGCGTTTCGCGTTCCGCTGAAAGGGCTGGAATTTCATCAAGGTCGGGCGCCAAAATCAGGGCATCGCCCGTATAGCCGGCCAACCAGTTCGAAAGGCTCGCCAGAACCTTGCTGGCAAGCGGCAGCACCGTCAGGCGGTAAAATGCCCGATGCGACTCGGCGTAATTGGCATATGTCGCATCCCCCGGCAGCCCCAGCAACATAGGCGGCACCCCAAAGGCCAGCGCGACCTCCCGCGCAGCCGCCTCCTTGGTTTTCTGGAACTCCATGTCCGAAGGGCTGAACCCCATCGGCTTCCAGTCCAGCCCGCCCTCCAACAACATCGGGCGCCCGGCATTGGCGGCCCCCTGATGATAGCTTTCCATCTCATCCTGCAGGCGCGCGTATTGCTCGGCCCCCAACTGGCCCTGTCCATCGACGCCCTTGTAAACGATCGCCCCCGAAGGGCGTGCCGCATTGTCCAGCAACGCCTTTGACCAGCGCGAGGCCGCATTATGCACATCCAGCGCCGCCGCCGCCGCCTGCAGTGCGCTCAGCCCATAATGATCGTCCTGCGGGTGGAAACTGCGCAAATGGCAAATCGGCGCCAGCGCCCCGGTCATGTCAAACCTGTGTTTTCGTCCTCCTACCTTGTATTCATAGGCCACCGGCCAACCATCGGCACCGGGAATGACCCGCATCCGATCCGGGCGCAGCGCATGCAATTCGACAGGCGCGCCCGAATCATCCGCCACAACCTCAAGATAACTGTCACCGCTTAACAAAAGATGACCGTAGAGGCTTTCCAGCAATTCGGCCCGCCCCTGCCCCGCATTGGGCCGCGCAAGCAGTGCCAAAACCGGATGCACATCAAACCGCCGCCCCCGATCCCGCGCCACGACCGGCAGGGCCGCCGCCGTCTCGGCGATCAACTTTACACAGCGAAAGCCCACGGGATTGCCCGCAAAACCCGTGCGCGCCAAGGACGTCGCATCGCGCGGCGACCAGGCAACGCGACCGCCGCCGTGAAACGCGATCACCGGCCCCGCAGCCGCTGCCTTGACCTCTGGCACACGCCGTCTAAAAAAACTGAAACCCATTGAAATATCTCCAGAAAATAAGGAAAATCATAATCCGCGCACGCGCGGCGCCCGAAATGCCGCAGCGCTGTCAATCAGCAGATCGGTCAGCGCCCAGACCAGTGCATCCACCCGGTCGGGGCTGCCGCGCCCTTGAAAACCCTTGGCGCTCATCAAGGCCATCTGATCCTCCAACGCGCCCAGCCCGCGCAAATGTCGCACCCGTCCCTGCTCGTAGAGCGCCGCCACCGGTTCGGCCCGGGCCACCTTGCCCCGGCTCGCACGAACGCCACGATAGGAAACCAGCGGGTCCACCTGCCGCACCACTGTTTCCACGAGATCGCCGCCCTGATTGACCTCGGCCACCAGACGATCCGCACCATGGGCATGATAAGCCCGCACTGCCGCCTCGGCCCACCCCTGAGGCGAGGCCCCCTGCACCGTTTCATCGGCCAGCACACAGGCGCGCCAACTGGTCACCGGCCCCGAGGTCACAGCCCCCACAACGATGATCCCACATTCATCCGAGCGCGCATTTCCGCTGACTGGCGGATCCACCGCCACCACCACGCGATCAAACGGCTCGGGTGTGTCGATGCGTGCCGCTTCCATCATCGCGCCGGTCCATAGCGCGCCCTCGCTCTCGGCCAGCAGCTCGCCCTCCAGCTCTTGCCTGCCAAGGCGCGTGCCCCCGTATTTCGCCTGCACCTCGGACAGAAAACTTTTCGCGAGATACGCCCTGTTGGCGCGGGTCGCCGCCCGTGTCATGACCGTAGATTTCGCCGCCAGAATCTCACGCAGAACCGCCACATTCTGCGGTGTTGTCGTCACCACCTGTTGCGGGCTTGCCCCCAATCGCAGGCCGAATTGCAGCATGTCCCAGGTCTCACGGGCCTTGTTCCATTTGGCCAGTTCATCGACCCAGGCAGCATCAAACTGCGGCCCGCGCAGCCGGTCCGGGTCAAACGCCGAAAACGCCTGCGCAACGGCCCCATTCGGCCATAACAGACGTTTACGCGTGGCCTCCCATTTCGGGCGCCGGTCCGGCGGGCTGCAGGCCAGGATGCCGCTTTCGCCAAAGACCATGACCTCGCGCACCTGTTCCAGCGTTTCGCCAACCAAGGCCACGCGCCGCGCTCGCCCCCGGTCCAGCGGCTTTGCTCCCTCGACCTCGGCGCGCACCCATTCGGCCCCGGCGCGGGTCTTGCCCGCCCCACGCCCGCCCAGAATAACCCAGGTTTTCCAATCTCCTGCGGGCGGCAGTTGATGTTCCATTGCCCAGAATTCAAACAGATAGGGCAACGCCAGAATCGCGTTTTCCCCAAGGCCCGCCAGAAAGGCGTCAATCTCCGCCTGTGGCCTTGAGGCAAGCCAACCTGCGCCCGACCTCAGATCGGGCTGCGGCCAGGTCAACCGCATAGGCGTTGACAATTCCGGCGCGCTCATGGTCGGATTTTTCAA